TGAAGCGGACACCTATCAAAAAAAATTACTAGGAGCTTAATATGGGTGCAAGCACGGCTACCGACAGCGGCAGCTATTCTGGTGGAAGCGGCAGAGGTGGAGCTAATCAAAGCGCACACGATGAAAGACAGGCAAAACTAGATAAAAAAGCCAGGGAACTGGAGAATAAGGCGAAAAGGGATAAGAGATACGCTGATTCAGCCAAACGCTTGAGGGAAAAACAGGAAAAAGAGGCTAAAAAATTTGAACTAAAGACGACAGGAGTTGCAGAAGGAAAACAGTATGTTCAGTCAAGGATTGATGCTCAAAGATACGGAGCTGGAGTAGCCTATGGCGAAGGCAAAATATCTGAAAAAAAACTGAAATCAACAGAAATGTTTGGAGAGGAAGCATCCAAATACACCAATGAATATTTAGAACAGGCTGGAGTCAAAAAAGGCTCTGCATTATGGAAAGAACTGAAGTATGGAATATCTGGTGGAGCCATGGGATCTGGTGATCCCACTGGTGTTTTATCAAGCATTCCAATTTCCGAGTCCATGTTGAAAACACAGAACAAGATCAAGACTGTTATTCAGGGTGCGATAGGATTGATGGTTCCCCAGCCTATGAGTACGATTGCGAAACTGGGAATGGCTGAATCAAGTACGGATCTGTTGCAGCCAGGAAAGGCGCATGCGGATTATACAAAGAAATTTGAGGCAAAACAGGCTGGCAAGAAGTTCACAAGCACGAGAAATGTTTTGGGAGTCCTGGGATTGACTGGACACAAGAAAAAAACACTGGGAGAATAAAGGAAAAATAATATGAAGGATGCGAAACAATTAGCGGATCAGTTCAGCAAGCTAAAATCAAAAAGAGCTAACTGGGAGAATCACTGGCAAGAGATTGCGGACTATTGTCTGCCGAGGCGAGCCGATGTGACGAAATCCAGGTCGGCTGGGGATAAGAGAACGACTTTCATCTTTGACGGCACGGCTCTCCACGCAGCGGAATTACTATCTTCCTCCCTACACGGAATGCTCACCAATGCGGCGACTCCGTGGTTCAGTATGCGGTTCAAGAATGAAATGCTGGCATCCGATGAAGAAAGCAGAGAATGGCTAGAAGCCTGTACGCAAACAATGTACATTGCTCTTGATCGGTCTAACTTCCAACAGGAAATTCATGAACTGTACACTGATCTGATCACCTTTGGAACGGCGTGCATGATGATCGAGGAGGATGACCAGAAGTTTTTAAGGTTTTCCACCAGGCACATCAAGGAAATTTATATTTCGGAGAGTGACAAGGGGATAGTCGACACAGTTCACAGGGAATTTAAGATGACCGCTAGAGCCGCCTTTCAGCGGTTCGGCGACAAGCTGTCAAAGAAAATAATAAAGATTGCGGAGGACAAGCCGTATGACGAGGTTACGCTCCATCATTGCGTTAAACCCAATGACAGGCAGAATCCGTATCGCATGGAAAACACATCCATGCCGTTCACTTCCATTTATTATGATCATGAGGATAAGAAAATAATATCCATTTCAGGATTTAACGAATTTCCGTTTGTCGTTCCCAGATGGTTGAAATCCAGCTCGGAGACGTACGGAAGATCTCCATCCATGACCGCGCTCCCTGACATTAAAATGTTAAATAAAATGTCGGAGACAACGATCAAGGCGGCGCAGAAAATGGTTGATCCGCCGCTCCTAGTACCTGATGACAGTTTCATTCTGCCAGTCAGGACCCAGCCAGGAGGATTGAATTATTACAGATCTGGTTCAAGGGATCGAATTGAACCGCTCAACATCGGTGCGAACACGCCAGTCGGACTGAACCTGGAGGATCAGAGGAGGGGGTCAATCAGACAGGCGTACTTCGTGGACCAGCTGCTGATGTCACAGGATGTCAGGATGACGGCGACCGAGGTTATGCAGAGGAATGAGGAAAAAATGCGATTGCTCGCACCAGTCCTGGGAAGGCTCCAGGCGGAGATGCTGCAACCGCTGATTACACGATGTTTCAATATATTATTAAGGAAGGAAATACTGCCTGTTCCACCAGTTACGCTTCAAGGTAGCACAGTAGACATAGAATATGTTTCCCCATTGGCTAGATCACAGCGGACTGGCGATGTTCAGGCGATATTGAGATCCTTGGAAATAATCACGCCACTCGCGCAGATGATGCCTGTGATGGATTATCTGGACTCCGACAAACTTGTCAAGCACATAACGGATGTGCTGGGGGTTCCGAGAAAAATTTTACGATCCGATCAGGAGGTTGCACAGATCAGGGAGGAGCAAGCTCAAGCGGCGCAGCAACAAGCTCAACTGGATCAGGCATCCCAGATGGCTGAAGCTGGTGGAAAAGCGGCTCCGCTGTTAAAGGAAGTGAATAATGCCTAATCAAGAGGAAATTTTAAAACAATCAAGAATTAAATACCAGGTTCTTTTCAATTCAAAGGAAGGACAGGATGTGATGGCGGATCTGGAGAACAGATGCGCTTATCACGTTTCAACTTTTTCCAAGGATGCCAATGAGATGGCTTTTTTGGAAGGACAGCGAGCAGTGTTGCTTTTCATTAAGTCAATGCTGAAACCAATACCAAAGGAGAAAAAATAAAATGGCTGAAGAACAGACAACTGCGGTGGAGCCGCAATCTGAACAAACAAGCGAGCAACCGAATTTTTTAGACACCTTGCCTGAAGATGTCAGGAATGAGGCATCCTTGGAAAACATCCAGGATGTCGGTCAGCTGGCGAAGGGATATGTGTCGGCGCAGCGAATGGTCGGCGCGGACAAGATCGCCATACCAGGAAAACACGCAACCGATGATGACTGGAAGGATGTTTACACGAAGCTGGGGGTTCCAACTTCCCCTGACAAGTATGACGTGAAATATTCTTTACAGGATGGAGCGAGTGAAACGCCAGTCAAGAATTTCATCGCCGAGGCGCATAAGCTGAATCTGCTCCCAAGCCAGGTGCAAGGAGTGCTGAATTACTACTCGCAGCTGGAACAGGGTGCGATGGACACGGCGAAAAAAGACTTGGAGCTGAACAAGGTTGAAAATGAAACAGTATTACGAAAGGAGTGGGGTTTGGCTTATGACAAGAAAATGAACCAGGCTAACTCTGTTTTTAAAAATTATTTTGCAAATGATTTGGCTGATGTCATGCTGAAGGATGGCACGCCGCTTGGCAATCATCCAGGCTTTGTTAAATCACTTGTAAGCATGGCGGAAAACTTCAGCGAGGACAGCATGGGAGGCGGTCAGGAGGAAGCTGGCGCGATGACACCGAATGAGGCGGAACGAGAAATCCAAAAGATCATGGGAGACAAGGATTCCCCTTACTGGCTAAAAAATCATCCTGAACACAAATCAGTTGTTGACGAAGTTTTTAAATTACGCAATATGCAACTTGGAGTTTCAACTGGGTAGTGCGAGAGCATCCAGTTTGACAATCTGAACAGAAGATCGGCTATCAGCCGCTAAATGAAGATTAACCTACATCGTAGATAATTACTCGACACATAACCTTTTCACTAAATGGAGGCAATTATGTCAAGTGAAATTACCACCGCTTTTGTACAGCAATATTCAAATAATGTACAACTGCTAGCGCAACAATTTGGTAGTCGTTTGCGTGAAGCTGTGGATGTGGAATCTGTGACTGGGAAGAACGCTTATTTTGATCAAGTCGGTATAACCGCTGCTCAAGTGAGATCTTCCAGGCACGCAGACACTCCGCAGATTGACACTCCCCATACAAGAAGAAGGGTATCATTGGCTGACTACGAATGGGCTGATCTCATAGACGATCAGGACAAAGTAAGAATGCTGATTGATCCTACTTCAACTTACGCCAAAGCGGCAGCTGCGGCGATGGGAAGATCAATCGATGACGTTATCATCACAGCGATGAATGCGACTGCTTATACAGGCGAAACTGGGGGTACATCCACCAGCTTGCCTAGCACTCAAAAATACGCAACATCAGATCAATCCACTGGATTGAACGTTGTAAAACTTTTGGATGCAAAAAAGAAGTTGGATCTCAAAGATGTGGATCCATCATTAAAAAGATATGTAGTGTGTGGAGCAACCCAAATAGAGGATTTGCTTAACACTACAGAGGTTAAGAACTCTGATTATAATAC